CACATCAGAGATGTTAAACGACTTAGTTCATGCTGATGAGGGCGATATGTATGATGCACTTGACGACTTAATAGAAACACGATCAAACAAAGGGGGCACGAAAAATGGATAAGGATTATATTAAAAGAGAAATTATTAATGCTTTAGAAATTAATTCTAATGTTGATTGGGATAGTGCAGAACTAACACCTAATCAAGAGTTTAAAGAGTTAATAAAATTTGTTAATAAATTATTTAAAGGGGGCAAGAAAAATGACTAGCACACCAATAAAACTAAAGCCTGTATCGTACGGCTCAGTAAACATCATAGCATATAGACCCGAATATCATGCCAATAAGAGTGGTGAATATGAGAATTGGGTAGAGAGTAGGCAAACACTACAAATGGTAAGACGCAAAAGTTCATTTGTGTTAATCACCAACAGAGCAAGACGACTAGCTAATGAAGCTGATAATCTTGTCTATGACGGACATCATTACAGTTTAGTAAACCAAGAATATAGAAATACGAATGGCAATGGATACATGAAAGATGCAGAGTTCATTGTGCTCAAAGTTAAACCAGCGATTTCTGACGGAGTTCATAGATTCGAAGTGGTAGACTCTAGTAGTTCAGCTCTTGAGCTAGTTAGAAGATACAATACTAGGATAACGTATTCAAATACACGCACCAATCTACATGATACTACATACATGATTGCCATGCGTGGTATAAAGATAACAAGATCGGAATGGCTACAAAATGCATTGGCTGAAGAAAAACATCACGCAACCATGCGTAAGATACTTAAAATGCCTAACGTATGGAGATCATATCCGAACTTATATCCTGTGGCGAAAGAAAAGATACCACACTTTGAAGGTGGTGGAAGTGTATTGAATGAGCAATCTATTCCCGAAACTTCAATGCCATTTCCTAGTCCGAATGATTTGCAACTCGCGAAAAGATTAACCTATGTTAATTATCAATGTGGCTATGGTCAGATTAGACCTACATTTGACAGTCCAAATGTCAATTCGTGGAAAGATCATGGCTATCAACAGTTAGCATAGGATTTCCTCACGTAGATATGCGACATATCTCCGACATAAACACGAGGGTTGGCAGAAATGATAGTGCTGCACCTATCCATATACTATAT